ATACATACCATCTAAAGTACCAGTCAACCCGATACGATAGCGTGCATCGTGACATTTATTCAGAATACCTGTCAGACTCTTCGCCTTATACAGGTGTGCTTCATCGCCAATGATTACATCAAATCTTTCAAAGAATTTCTTGGGCTCTTTGTATATGCTTTGCCATGTAGAGATGACTACAGGTGCTTCTACATACCTCTCCTGTCCACCCATGATCTGATGCACATACCCATCTGCATTCCACCCGTAGTCTTTGAAGTCTTGCGTTAATTGGGAGACTAGAGAGACTGTAGGCACGATGATTAGGATCTCTCGCTCCGCCTTGAGATGCCAGCGGACCAGACCATAAATGATCAGCGATTTTCCAGATCCTGTAGGCGAGAGTAGTAACTTGCGACGCTGCTTAATTGCCGTGAAAAGTGCTGTGAGTTGGTAGGCGCGAATCTTAAATGGCAGTCCCAGAGATCTAACAAAAGACGCCACTGATTCTGGTGATACATAATCTTCTTCCTCGTTAGGTATGCCAAAATACTTGCTATCTTTGATAGCATATTCGTATCCCTTCTGGTCGAGATACTCTAAAAGGTAATCGTATAGACCAACATAGATCTCTCCTGTCCCTGGAGAGTACAATCTGATCTTACCGTCCCATACTTTCTTTCTATACTGTGGCATGAATTTAGCACCAGGCACTTCAAACTGGAAGTGCTCGCTTAATTCTTTATGGATGTGTTGCTCGCCTTCGACTTTGAGAAAAACTTCGTTCTTCTTCTCGATAGTAATCATCTGATTCCATAATACTTCACGATTTCGATAGTATTCTTGATAGCAAATCCACGACTGTCGATCTGTTTAAGTATCCTATCAATACAATTTATACAAGTTTCAAGATAGTCTATTTTTTGCTGTGCTCTAGTGAGATCTGGGTCACTATCAATGTACACATTGAGGTCACCCTTTAACACCTTGAGTGCAAATGGTTTCTCTTTGTAGACTGTGGCAGGTGCTTTACCAGAATAGTATTCAAACTTCTCGCGCAGTAATACCTTGCGCTTTACCTCTGCTTCTGATAGCATCAGTTTGAATTGATTAATAAATTGCAAATACTTTGCATGGAGTCTGGGTGTTTCCATACTGTCGTTTGCCAACAGCTCAGGTAACTCCCTGTGATCAAAGAATCTTTCAGAATCCTTTGCCCACATCTCCTCAATTTTGTCTAGATTCATTAAGTAAGTCGCTTATCACGGGTGTAGTTGACGGTATCCTGTATCTCAAAGCGCATGTAGTTGAAGGTAACTTGCGCCATGGCATACTCTGTGCCATCTATTGTAGCATTAAATTCTAGTGCATTCAACCCAGTAGGAATCAGACCCTCAAACTGGACGTTGAAATTCATTTTGAAGTTACTGTTGAGCACTGACAACGTTGCGTCAGCATACAGGTCATCATTACCAAAGAGTGCGACCATCTTGTTTCTAAAGTCACGTCTCTCTATAGTATCGTTTGGTGTGCCGAGAGCACGGATCCAGTTGTGCATGATCATATAGTTAGTCATGTCCTCATCTACAAGGAATGACAACGTAAAAGGATCGTACGTCATAAAACCCTCCAGAGGTAGTGCTCTGTAGGGTGTAGGTTGCTGTTGGATACCTAATGTGATCTGTGGGATATTCGCAGACTGTGCAAAGTATGCGACCTTAGGATACTTGGCAAGAGTAAACCTAAACCCAATAGGTGACAGGAAATTCCTGTTTTCAATTTGTTTATTCCACGTTGCCATGTGTCTTAGGATATCTTGTCCTAGTATTTATAGCAAAGTATGTATATCCAACCAAGGGAATACGGGCTCTATGACTCCAATAAGTCGAAGCAGACCCTCAGCAAAAAGTGCAAGAACAATCCAGCCAACAATGACTGAGATAATTGAAGCATTACGATTATGTCGTCGTATTGCATCATCGATCATCTCCTTGCATTTTTCCTCCGTAATGTAGTGTGATGGTTTAATCTCTGCCATCCTCATCGTTCCTAGTCCAGAAGTCTTCCCAGTCTTTGGCATCACCTTCTGTGATATTCTTAGACTTTTCTCCACGCTCTTTGGCGTCAAGGAAGTCATCGATGAAGTCGAGGTCTTTCATTCTGAATACTCTTGTAGATGTTCAAGTACTTTGTTGAGTGTGTGATGAGCACCATCGTGCCACTCACCATTCTCATGCTCATACTTACCATTATATAGCTCTGTCTTCAGCTTGTATATCTTGGCAAGGAGATCAACCTTTCGCATTCTAGCCCTAGGCATGTTACCCTCACATTATACAGGTATTTAACAAGAAAGCACCCGCTGAGGGTGCTTTTATAGGGTTTACTGTTAGGACATTCTCATATAAGCAACTCCTTACAGATTTTTTTACAGGATGTATGATTTGAGATATCGCACTCAATTAAACATTCATAGTAATCATTCAAGCTTTCCTCCTCTACAGTTTCCTGAAAGTGTCTCCACTCATTGAGTTGATTTCTTGATGTCAGATTGTGCATTTACCATACCTAGAAACAATTAAATTTTCATAATCAAGAAAGGTTTGGGTCCATTTGATCCTCCGATCTGCTACTACTACTTATGTTTGTTTTGATATCGTAACTAAGTTTCCTTACTTTTTAACGTAACTATACAGAGACAAAAAAAGAGACCCCGTAGGGTCTCTGTGAAGATTGTGATCTCTGATCACATGAGGTTAGTAACCTTAACACGTCTGTAGTAACGGTTAGCGTTAGCGGTGAGAGCACCTTGACCTTGAGTAAGACCTTCAGCGAATGGGTTAGCGACCATTCCGTAACGAGTCTTAAATCCAATTTTTGGTTGGAAGGTATCAGGACCCACAGCGCGGACCATCTGGAGGGGCACATAAGGGCAGTAGAAGAGACCTGCGTCATAAGCACTGCTACCTTTGTAACCAGCCACATAGAAGTGAGCATCGGAAACGTTGGCAGAGTAAGGATCGACGTAGACCTTAATACGACCGTTGAGCGTACCAGCAAGGGTGCTGCTGTTGTCGTCGGGCAGCAAGTTGCTGTTACCAGACAGAGCAGGGGTGTAATCAAGCACACCAGCCATAGACAGGGCGGAAGCAACGTCTGCAGAGCAGATGAGGATGTTGCCCTTTCCTCTACGAGTCTCGTGCCCGATAGCATTCATGTCTCTCTCAATTTGGAAGAGAAGACCTTTGAATTTCTCAACAGACCAGCGACCGTTGGAGTCAACGTCGAGGTCAAACACACCTGCAGTTGCAGTGTTGTTCTGAGCGCCAGGACGAGCAATCTTGTAAACAGTACGGACAACCTCACGGTTGATCTCTGCCAGCACTTCAGTGCTGAGGATGTTTGCAAGCTCGCTTTCGGCATCCAGACCATGGACTGCCTTAAGGTCCTGAGCAAGCTCAAGACTGTATTCTGCTTTCAGAGCTCTTGACTTCGCAGTAACGGTGACTTTCTCGATCGAGAAACCCATTTCGTTGAAGTGGTTAGAAGCGCCATCACCCAGTGCTTCAGACTGAGCAGTGGTCATACCTTGACCACCGATGGTGTACTGACCAGCACCATCAGCAAGCAGACCAGGATTAGATCCAGTCTGAGTGTTAGATGCAAGACCGTTTGCGCTATTCTCGGAAGAATGCTCGGAGTTGACTTCGTTGAAGAAAGTCTCAACACCACTGTTAGCGATGTCTCTGTTGGTGCCCGTTGTGGAGCGCATTGCAAAGATCAGTCCAGTAGGACCAGTCATTGGTTGCACGCCGCAGATGTCATAAGCAATAAGCTTAGGCATGGAGCGTCTGATGAGGCTGATCAGCACAGGGTCGAAACCTGCAACAGGACCAGTGGCAGTGCTGCCACCTGAGAAGCCAGTGCCGCCCAAGGAGTTAGTAGGAGCTGCTTCTGTTACCAGACCGCGCTCTTCCTTGAGGAATTTTTCTTGGTTCTCCAAGAGGACAGAGGTAACCGCCTTTCTGTAGGTATCCTTAATAGGATCGAGCTCATTGTGCTCAAGAATGGGGTTCCACTTTTCCTGGAGTGATTCTGCGTTAAACATTTTAGACTCTTAGGTTAAATGAAAGGGTAAATTACTTGTTCCAGCGAGAAATCGCTTGGGCATATGCTGCCATAGCGTCTCCAACAGGAGCATTCTCAACTTCAACATCCTCAGTGACAGTAGTCGCTTCAGGTTTGGTAGAGAAATACGATTCACGGAGGGTAGAGACCTTCGCACGGAAAGACTCTTCATTTTCAAACTCAACAGCTTCCGCCAGGGATACAATCTTCTCGCGTTGAGCGAGCGATAGTCCCTCAGCGATCTCTGTCACAATCCCATTCTTGATATAGGTGCCGACGCTCTTATTAAGCTCGACATTTTCTTCAATAGACTCGTTGAGTTTTGTTTCCATTACATCGAGTTGTGCCTGAATTTCTTCGACGACATCAACTTTTTCTTCGGGGAGATCAATATAGTTCTCCACGAAAACTTGCTTGAGACCTGTAAGCATGGACTCAGCCATTTCGGTTTTGATACCTTGCTCAATGGCGAGCTCATTCTTAGTCATCCATTGACCAACCGCATAAGTCAGATACTCATCGACTTTTTCTGCGAGGTCGGACTTAACAGACTCAATTTCTTCTTCAAGGACTTTAGCGTAGTCCTCGTGCATACGCTCCAACTCTTCGTTGATGCGAGATACGACTGCTGCTTCAAAGATAGTCTTTGCTTTTTCTTTGAATTCTTCAGTCAACTCTTCACCTTCGGTAAGAGCTGCGACATCAGCAGACAGATCGACTTCGATCACAGTCTCCTGAGGCTCTTCAGCAATCACATCGCCCTCGGGCTCGTGACCTGCCTTCACATCACCCTTAGCAGCAAATTCTGCTTTAGCGCCAGAGGCGTCAGAGGGTTTGGTTGTGGGTGCAGCAGCATTTCCACCAGCAACAGTTTTATACTTATTGCTGTCATCCGTGGGCTTGCTATTCTGTGGGGTTGGACCACCGAGATCTTGTACTCCAGCGAGACTACTACCGTCAGCGCCCAGTTTGGGCTGTGGTTCGGCAGGTTTTGCGCCAGCGGTTACACTCGATTCATCCAGAGTTGTTTCAATCTCTTGTGACATTTTGTCTCCTGGTTTACAAACGTGCGATATTTGCTATAGTTATTTATAGATTAAAGATTTTTGATGAAGGAGTGAAACGCGGAAAGTTTCAATTCATCCAACTGATTACGGTGTGCGTTATCAATTCTCTCTTTAATCTGCTCGATTCTTTGCTCTTGGATTGCGCCTCCAGCATAGACCCACTCTTTTCCTTCCATAATCCCGTTGACAAAAGCGTCAGGGGCAGAAGGATCTGCGACGATATCGGCAGCAGTGGCGAGCATAAAGTCATCAGCGACGACTTTGATACCACCTTCTTCCTTAATAGATCCAAGACCTCTGGAAGATACACCTAGTTTTACACCTTCGTCAAGAAGATTCTTCGCGATGTTACCCATAGGAGTATCGAGAAGTCTTGCCTTACCTACGAAGTTGTTACCCTCTCTTTGCAGAGAAGTGATAAGGTGAGACACGCGGTCAAGGTTAATAGTAGGACCATCGGGATGACCCAACTCACCTAGTGCGCGACCTTTGGTAATGTATTGCTCGTTGTATTTAGCAACTTCCCTTTGTAGGGTTTCTGCACGATACATACGACCATTTCTGTTTTTGATTTCACCCTGCAAGAAAACGCCTTCGATAAAGTGACGCTTCGCGCCATTCTTACCTTCGACGATTGTTACCTTGGCGGATTCAATCTCCTCCCTGATTAGTCTCATCTGTCGTTTCCTCTGGTGGTGTATCAGTTACTTCGGTCTCTGCAGATGCTTCGACTTCAGGTGTTTCCTCGGGCTCCTTAAACATGGAGGATCCGATTTCTTGTTTCTTTGCGTCAATTTGATCAACCGCTACTACTTTCATAGCAGAATCAACGTAGTCTGACAGATCTTTTTGACCTGCAAACAATGCGTTGA